TATGGCAATGTGAAAAAGAGGAATTAAATAATTTAGAAATTTATTATGTAGAATTATTTAATTCTTTTAATTCTAAATTTGGATTAAATAGCAGGAATGGAGGAGGTTCTAGAAGTCTATTTTCAGCAGAAAGTAGGTTAAAAATGTCTTTAGCTCATAAAGGAGTTAAACATAGTGATGAAAGAAATAAACAGAAAAGTATATATATGAAAGGTCATATAGTTTCTAAAGAAACAAGAAAAAAGATAGGATCAAAACATAAAGGTAAAATAGCTTCTAATGAATTAAAACTAAAACTATCATTAGCCCATAAAGGTAAAAATTTAGGTCATATCGTTTCAGAAGAAACAAGAAAAAAGATAGGGTTGAAACATAAAGGTAAAATAATACCAGATCATGTTAAGAAAAAAATATCAGTATCTAAAAAAGGATATATAGCTTCACAAGAAACAAAAGATAAAATATCAAAATCTAATAAAGGACGTATTGTTTCTGAAGAAACTAGAAAAAAGATAAGTGAAGCCAATATGGGAAATCAATATGCTAAAGGAAAGAAATATAAAAAACTTTAAAAAATAACTATTCCAAAGATAATGGCGACAGTAGCAGTAACACCGGCTATTGATCGCCATATTTTTTTTCTATGGATTTGTTTAACAAGTTTTTTATTCAAATCCATATTAAGTTCCTTCTCCTTAGTAAGCACATTCTCCTGAACATCTACTTCTTTATAAATATCCTCAATAATAGCATTTTTTTTCACAATAATACTATCCTTCAGTTGGCATTCTTTTACCTGGTTAAATAATAATAATTCAGCTTGATTGCCATCTTCTAAACATAGATTTATTTGTTTCAAATCTATACTGTCCCCAGTAGCAGGACATAAATATTTAGTAAGATTAAATTGTTCACTATTAATATCAGGAACTGATAATATAGTATCTCGAATATGTTTATAGTGCACAATTATTTGGCTATCCTGATTTTGCAATGAAGATATTTTATCGTTCAATATACTAATACTGTCTTTTTGTAGTTTAACAATAGAGTCAGTGTATTTTTTATAGGCTACTGCTTTACTGTATAAGGTATCAGCAGAATCCACAACATTAGGCTGTTTATGACATCCATTACAAGTGCTTATTCCTAACAATATAACCAATATGGCTATTGTAATAATAAAATAATCATACGTATGAAATTTAATTACTGGCGGTTGTGGAGTCTCCATTAGGTGCATTATTAGAAATTACTTGTTTAGTTTTATTTACTTCTTTAATGTTTTTTTCTACTGCTCCTGTAACGATCAATGAAGTAGCAAAAGCTAACCATGTTCCTAGCACTACAACTAACATATCAGCAGTGGTAGTACGATATGTTAAAATCATCATATTGACTACTACAAAGGCAAACATCATCTTCTTTACACTATACCCTTCATCATTAGGACAGAACCCTTTAAATGAGTTTCTTGTAACATCTTTTAGAAATTCAGGAATTTGCATTTTTTTACAAGATTTTGTTATTTATAATAAAATACTTATTTTTGTTATGTGAAAGCTCTCGAAATCGTCATCTGGGGAATGACAACCGGCAATTGAAATTTCAAGGCATCCTACAGCTAGACCCTGTGGGATGTTTTATTTTAACAAGTATATGTGGGATGAGCATTATATATCTCATGCCATAATGATGGATTATGAATATTTAATCCGTCATCAAAATGAACAACGTCTTTATTCTCAAATGTTCCTCCCCATCTTAATTCTTTATCAGCGTGGATAAGATTAATAAATTTATGGATAGTAGGACTTAATACTCCTTCCAATTTTTCTGAATTCCAAAAAGTTCCAGATTCAATAATATTAGCATCAATTGCATGACCAACTAAATGGTTGCTCATTTTGGCTGGTTCTACAATATGTCCTGGTACAATAGTGGTATCTCTTTTTGATGAATTAACAAATAAATGAATAGCACATTCTAAAGCGTATTTACAAAGTCTATCCATTGCAGGTTTGAATGATTCCTCTATAAAGCATTCTTTAGCATTTACCCCTCCGTATTGCTTTACTAATACGTCATTTTCATATTTTATTATTTTCATAGCTTTAAATTATATCTTTATGTTTTAAATATGCCATTATCGATGCTATTATTCCTCCAATTAAGCCAGAACCTCCTATTAATCTTCCAAGCCATAAAGCCCCCTTTGCACGTAATTTTATTTCATTAAGTTCTGTAACATCCGGCTTCATATTTTTAATATCTGACTTCAAAACATTAATTTCTTCCATAATCATATTATTACATGTATCCATAGCTTTGATCTCTCGATCTATTTTATGTCCTAAATCTAAAATAGCTTTATGTAATATCTGTTCAGCAGAAGTCATAATTAATTCAATGTTAAAGGAGTTTGTAATATTTTTTCATATACTAATTTAGGGAGATATTTACGAGCCATACGGCGTATCTTTTCAATAACAGAACGTGCCATTTCTTCATCATACCAATTTTGATATTCCAATACTTTATATTTTGGATCTGTTATTGTTACTACAGCAGCAGTTGTTACTGGTAGAGGAATAGTATCACTTCTAACAGGTCTTACTGGCCATGAAAATATTTTTTTATCATATCCATTAGCAACTCCAGGACCAGGACCTGATCCTTGAATAGCATAAGCAAAATTTGGTGGAGAACCAGGATATTGAGTTGATGTCCAAAAAAAGTTTTTTAATCCTCCTATAATATCTAATGCACTCATTAGTGCAGATCCTTCATCTTTAGAAGGCAAATACCAGTCAGTATAACCTCCTAATGATAATGTATCGCATGCCTTTGCAGCATACACATCAGATCCTCCAAGAGCATCTACAACTGCTAAAATATTATTAGTGTTACTTTGTCCACTTCCAATAATTGTATTGGTAGATACAGTCATCCTTGGGAAGGTATCGGCTAACTTTGTCCAAGTATAAGTTCCTGTAAGATTAGCAGGAGTGCATATTAATACATTTGTACCGCTAATATAGAATATATATCCTCCATTGTAAAAATCACCAATAACATATTTATGAGTAGTAGTATATTGAATTTGGCGAATTGAACCGTCTAAATTAAGTTCTTTTTGATCTTCGAGTCCGCGTATCCATCCCCATAATTTTCCTAAATCTTCAAATGAAGTTGTTCCTCTATCCCCGTTACTAACATCAACAGATATTCTATTACCTAATAATCCAGCAGTTGTTTTACCTAAGATTAAGGCTATATCAATATCATTTTGTTTTATGGGAATGTTGAATATCATATATTAGAATGCAACATTTGGATTTAAATTAACTAATCTATAATTAATACTAATAGTAATATCTGAATCTCCTGCTGTTGCATTACCAGTCTGCACACCAATATATATATTTGAATTTGAACTTATCTGAGTAGAAAAGGCATCACTTACATACACTTTTTGAAAATGTATAGCTCTAGACACAGTTGATTGTAATAAATATGCATCCTGAAATAGTGTTCCAGACCCATCATATATCTGAAGAGTAGTATGCGTTGCGTAAGCTGTTGTATTATATATAATATATCCTGTTATACTAATTATTTCAATACCTAGTCCAACACCAGGAGCTGGAATGATAGTAACTGGAGGGGCATGCATTGTTAATACTGTGGCTGAAGGAATAGTAAGATTTGCAACTAAAGGAACACCAATTGTAAATGATAACATTGCAGGAGTTATAACTCCATTACCAATAGAAGTTACTCCAGCATTATTAATTGATACAGGACCTGTTACTGATTTACTTCCTAATGTTGTACCATCACCTATTAATATTTTAGCATTACCGCTTGCATTTAATTGTCCCCATGATCCGGTTGACCCTCCAAGTATTAAATATCCTGGTCCAGTAGACGCTGCTAATTTGCCTAATGTTACATTTTGATTTGCTAATTTTGCAGTGGTAACAGATTGATCAATTAAATCAGTTGTAGAAAATTTATTCCCGGTGTTTGATAAATCTAAAAACAATCTTACTTCCCATGCAGATCCGTTATAATATGCATTTACTTCTAATGGGAGCAATGCTTGAGCATCGGTTAATGCAGTTCCCATAAATGTAACGACAAATCCACTTCCTGTATTGGATGTTACACCTCCACTGTATAGGAATCTATATTCCATCCCATTAAGAGGTGTTCCACTTGCAGTGAAATTCATTGATGCTGATAATGTAATTGCTCCACCAGTAGCTACTATCTTATATATATCTACATAAGTATTAACAGCAAATGATTTAGTGCCTCCTGTTGCAGGCATCGTATATAATTCTCTTGTCCTTATAACTGGCATGGCTTATTTTTTATAATATGTAACTATAAATTCGTTAGCTGATAATACATCTCCTGCTCCACTAGCCTCGCCTTGAAAATCAATTAAACAAGCATTAGCTGTTAAATCTAATACAGTAAATCCTGTTTCGAAAAAACCAATTTCGTTAAGTAAAAAATATTCCTCATTATAAATTGACACTCGAAACTTTATAAATACGGTTGTTGTTGTTTGGCAAAATATATGAGCTTCGACATTCATGTATTTAGCTCCCTCTATCATAGAAAAAACAGGAACTTTAGTATGGCAAGTAGTGCCACCTAATTTAAGGATAACATTTTTTATTCCTGTAACAATATCCACATCAAATGCACATGATGTTACAATTCCCGATCCTATTGTTTTTAACGTATCGGATAGCATATTATAAGAATGAAGTGAAGCGTAAGAATTTACGCTTCTTGTAACAACCGTATTAGGATATGCTAATACTGAAACTCCATCAGCGCCATCAGCTCCAGGTAATCCATCAATCTCTGGTCCTATTGGACCTCGCGGTCCTGGAGGGCCTTGTTTATTTACAACTATTATATCTGTTGGCATAGTATATTTTATTTACAAGATTGACAATCATTGTTAGCTAAATTAAAAGCATAGGCTAATGATTGCCCTGCTTTAATAGGCTCTCCATTCTCCATACACCATTTTGCGGAATCTAATATTACTTCTGATTTAAATACATCTAAATCCCTTGATGTTGTACAATCACAATCAGTTGTTTCAAGTGCTCCTGCTGCATTTTTAACAGCTCTGTCTACCTGACAAGTAATTAAAAAATCGTTAGCAGTATTACCTACCATAGTAGCTCCTACATATACATAATATTCAATATGATAAGCTCCAAAATTTATTTCACTACTTACTCCATTTCCTAAATTGTCACCTATGAATATAAATGGAGCAGTTTGTGTAAATGGAAAGACATTATATGTTAATGTAAGCGGAGCAGTTGTGCCATCAACATAAGTTATTGTACATCCTGTAATAACTAAGCTAACAATAGTAAATGTAAATACAATAGGTACAGTATATCCTTGAGGATAAACATTGATAACAGCTTTTGTAATTGTAGAAGTGACTACAGTAGTAGCATCACCATAGCCGGTAGGATTAGTAGTAGCATCAAATGCACCTGTAATATCCCAAAAATTAATTTGACGACATCCACGTTGTTCTTCTATTGTATCTAATATTACTAATGGCATCGTATCAAAGTTTAAAACAAATATAAAAAATTATTCCTCATCAGGCATTAATTTTTCTCCAATTTGGATAAACTTTCCATATGGAAGTAATTTTGTACCTGTATTAAATGCTTTTAATTCTCCTGCTTCGTGTCCTTTACCGCTTGATTTATATTCTTCTAAGGTTATCACAGCGTTAATAACCTTTAATGCTTCAGTTATTGTTCCTAAAGAGGCTGCTGGTGTTCCTGCTAAAAATGATAGTTGATCGGTATTCATAACAAAACTCATATCTATAATAGCCTTATGTAACACATCTGCATATTCTTTATTATCATCATCATCTGATGAGCCAAGCCATAAAGCAAATAAAGTAGTCATTGCCATTGCACTACGAAGATTGCGCCTTAATAATACATATTCAGGATCATTAGAGGTGAAAAACTTAGGATCTTTCATTTGCTGTATAATATCTTTAATTCCTTGTCGTTGTAAAGATGCTAATGTTCCCTCTTTAACATCACCATTAATATTGATATAACGTTTAGCAAAACGGTCTCTAATAGTATCAGGCATCCATGTTTTAAATTGCATCAACATACGACCCAATTCAAAGTGAGAAAAGTTACGCTTCTCGTTTTCTGAATACTTACCTTGTATATCAGCAATGTTCTTTTTATAAACAATAAACTGTTTTCTAAGAATAGCCTCACGTTCTTTCACTTCTTTTGCATCTTTACCGGTAACATTACCCTCTTTATCTAGCCAGTTCCATTCTGTATCGGTCATCTGTCCAATAGTTCCCGAAGTTTGAATATAGTTCTCTCCTGCTTGTGTCATGCCAAAGGCTAATAAATTAAATAATTTACCAATATGCTTTTCTGGGGCCTCATTTTCTTCTAATGATACAAGTCGATAGCGTTTAGCTACTGCCTGGGACTTTTTAAAGTCTTTCGTATAACGAATATCTCCTGTTTTATTAACCTTTAAAGATGATCCGCGATAGTTATTATATTTACCAATAAGCACGTTAAAAGCTCCAGCAGGAATATTAAATGCCATTATACGCAATTGTGTCCATCTACGCATAAACTTCATTGTAGCATCAATACCTTTACCTAAACTTTCTTGAGGAGTTTTTAATATCACCCCCTTCTTCCATATATCTAACCATTTTGTTAAATGTTCTCTTTCTTTACCAAATAACTTATTGAAATGCTCAATAGATTCAATCATTGGTATAACCGGTTGGATATTTTCAATGAATGTCATATCCTTCACAAACTCCCTTAATGCCATTCCGTGATCGCCTGAATATTCTCTACTATTGGAAAACGACTTATTGAACTTACTACGTATTTTACCATTAGATATATTAAATTGACCATTTTCGGTTACGTCATAACTTCCAATAGGCTCACCTTCGTGTTGTTTATTTCCTATTAACTCAGTAGCTTTTTTCTTATACCTGGTTAATTCATAGATGGCTTTTACTTTTGAAATTATATTTTTATTTGACTGGTCAGCGATCCGTTGTTTTATTTCACTGAAAGGAAGTTTCTCAATTTGTCCTTTAGTATTAGTATAATACATACGAACACCGTCAATAACCTCTGAAACCTCGCTTGAATATAATAGGTAAGCATTAAGTATTCCAGCATCGCTTTTATGATAAAATTCGTCAAAAGTTTTATTTACTTTAATAATCCCTTCTTCTCCAAAAATCTCTTCGCTTGCTAAGTTTTTAAATTTCTTTTTATATTTAGTATAAGTATCAATAAATTCTTTTTGTATATCGGTAAGTTTATTGTATCCTTCTGATCCTTTTTCTATAACTCCATTTTTACCAACAACAAAGTTGTAATATTGAGAATTGTCAACAAATGGATTAAGATAATTTTTAGCGGCTTGTAGTATACCGTGTTGTTTATTGTATTCCCTTATAATCTTTTCTTCAACAGCAACAATCTCTTGCAATGCTTTTTGTTTCTCTTCAACAGAATTTTCGAAATGCTCATTAAATGACCTGGCAAGTTCCTGCATCTCAGGATGACTTTCCGAGAAGTCAGATAACGCTTTCATATAAATATCCACAATGGATATATCCTTACGCGGGATTATTGTATAATCAAATTCAGGATGTTTTTCACGTATCTTGGCTATGCCGATAGCTGCTATGATATTAGCATGTAAAGACTTTAAATCTTTAAGTGATAATTCTTCAAGGTCTTTCTCTTTATAAAGTTTTAACAAATCACCAACATCCTTAATATTTGCTTTCGATAAACCGTGAAACTTTTTAGCATTTAATATTTGTTCAATAACAACCTGTTTGCGCTCTGCTAAACTTTTACTTTTCTTTTCTTTAGGTTCGTCATGTAAGTCCTCATTAACTTCTTCAGATGCTTTTATCTTCTGCTCCTGTGTTTGTTCTGTTGGCTCAGGAGTAATGTTTAAATCTTTCTTTGACAACAATTGAGAAGCTAACTTTTTAGCTATGTTTTTATCAATTCCTAATGCTGATTTTAATTTATAGAAAAGACCACTAAGCCATGACACAAATTTGTTTTGCTTAGATTGATCAGTAAATAGTTTTGCTCCTTCACGTCCTATTGCTTCTGCTAACACTTCTTTAGCAAGCATATCTTCATCCAACTCAGGATACAAGGTTTTGGTATCAGCCCATAAAGTAGATTCTTTAAGCTGATTAACCCCCTGGTTAATTAAAGCGTTTTTAGTGCCTCCCAGTGCATCTATAAGAATGTGCCCGTATTCATGTATTGGCGTATCTAATCCAGCATAATCAGGATTGATAGTTATTGTTTTGCCATCAGCACTTAATTGTCCTGCTGATTTTAAATTCTTATCATAAATAATAGTAGCCTTTGGAATAGACTTTTGTAACTGAGCAATAATTTTATCAATATTTTTTTGGGAACGTGTTGATTTTTTTTGCTCTTGTGGAACTATCTTGCCTTTAGCAATATCTTTTTCATATCCTTTTTGCGCTTGTTCTGTTTTCTTACCTTCTATTTCAGTAGCTTTATTAATAGCTTCTTCATAGTTTTGATAATCACGTTTCTCTTCACGTGCTACAATTGTACGGGCTAGTTTAGGAGTTAGATCTTTACCGGTTAATCTTTCAAAGGTTTGTTTAAATGCAGATTGTAATGATTGTCCTTTTGTTTCGTTTCCTAGCGATTCATTTTTGATGTAATCGGCAATATCCTGAGTAGTTATTTCTATTTCAGGAGTTGATATTTCCTGGGCCGTAACATCTAATGGTTGTGCTTTTTCGCGGATAAACCGTTTAGCTACAGTTTTTGATTTTTCATTTTTATCAATATATTTATCGAAATCCTTATTGTTAATAAAAATATTCGACTCCCTTATTATCTTATTCTTTTCATTTTCTTTTTTAGGCTGATTTTCTAATTTAAGATAATAAATAGCTAGCTCTAATGGGTTTTCAGATTCGTATGCGATATGTCGCATGGCCTCTTCTTCTTCATTAAAATCAATATTCTGCTCTGTTGCTTTCTGTTCAGAAGTTTTACCTTTAGAAAAATCCTCCTCTTTTATTTTTTCTTCACTCTTTTTGGTGGACGTTTTCCCTTGCTTGCCTTGTTCCACTCCTCCACGTTCACTCCCTTCTTTTCCAGTTCCTCCTTGTTTGCGTTGAAGAACTTCCTTTGTGCTTCCGATTTGTACATCTGTTTCAGTTTTTAATTGATTAATAATAGTATTTAACGGTTGTGTTAAATCTATTCCACGCAAATCCACAATAACATCTTTCGCATAACCATCTCTGAATTTTTTAGTAATATCTTTTAATATATGTTTAAATCCAGATGTAGAACCGCCTGAAAACCCTTTCCACCTAGAAGACTCTTTAGAATAGTCAGATTTAATAGATGGGTCTGTAATTAAAGTAACTCTATTATTATCTACTCCCTGATTAAAGTGCATTATTTCATCAGGCTTGTATCCTTTTAATTTTTCTGGTGAATCAAAACTTATAATTCTGTTTTTGTTTTCAATATTATTATTTGTTTCAGTTTTAGATTTAACATTAATTATTTCTGCATTGCCAACTTTTCCTGCATTAATAAAATCTTCACGTGCTTTTTTATCCCATACTCCATTGTTCGTCTGTAGAGCATTAAATAACTTTATATTTTCGCCATGAGTAACAATAGCACTACCTTTTTCATTCTTTGCAGCAATAGCATTATATGCTTTAATATTCCTATTTTTAAAGGTGTTAAATGATTCTCCGATTTTCCAAACTTTCCCTTTTTTATCAGTATATTCAGTAGCATCAAAATTATCTACAAAATATTTCTTAGGAAATACTTCATCCTTTTGTTGTACATAGTCACCAATATCCCATACATCAAATCCTTTCACTCCTTTAATAGTTAATCCTTTTACTTTAGCTGCAACGCGTTTTGATGTTTCTGCTGCACGTTCAGTAGGTGAAGTGTATATTTTAGTTATACCTTCTTTTTTAATTTGATCTGCTGCTTTATTTGATGCTTGTTTGCCTTCTTCATTAAGTGGTATATCTGTTGTTCCACTGATCTTACCTGCTTTATCTTCGGCAGTATCTCCGTGATGTACTACTAATAACTTATGAGTTGGTTGTGCTAATGTTAGCTGTTTAGCAGTATGAAAATTAGTAACTTGCAAGTGACCTAAAAGGTGCTTATTACCTTTATCCATTGTCCTAATTTCAATCTTATCACCATAAGGCACACCCTCTTTATTCATTACCTTCCCTTCTGGATTCCATTCTTCTTTAGGGACTAGTTTTAACGCTACTTTATTTCCGACACGTACTCTACTTACAACACCATGTTTCCCTACATTAATAGCTGAACTGGTAATAGGATGTACAACTTCTTTCCCATTAACATTTACCATTACTCCTAATTGATTGTTGTACAGCTTGCCCCTGTCAACAACAATCCCTGGCGTAATTTTACTTTTAGTGGCGCGAAGTTTATCGGATATTTCTTTATGAGAAATAGCAATAGCGTGTTCTTGTTTATTTTGTTGTTCAGGAATAACTTCTTCTTCGAGAGGTGTTATTACCTTTTCTTTTGAAACAATTGAAGGATTAATTTCTTTTCGTTTTTGCGCAATAACATCTACTAAATCAGGAGTTGATAATCCTTTCTCATCAGCTTCTTTCAAAAATGCATCTAAATCCTTTTCAGTAGTAGCTGTTTGTATTTGTCCTAATAAAGCATCGTGTTTATCTCCTGCTGATTCTTTTTGGACAGATTTTGTCCTTTTTTTAACTGCCTTTTCTTTAGGCTGTTTTTCTTCTTTTAGCTTATCAGCAATTGCTCTTTGTTGTGATTCAATAGACTTGCCTGTAATGGCAGAAATCTCATCACTATTAGCCCTTAATATTTTTTGAGTATCACGTAATGCAGCATGTGGAATAGTTCCTTCAATTTTACTATCAGGATCTAATTGTAAATTATCAATTTGAGCTTTTAAATTTTCATTGCTCCATGTTAAATCAAATACGCGTTTCTTTTGAGTATTGTCTAATTGAACACCTACATTTTCAACCTGCTTGTTATATTTACCAAAAGTGTTAATCTTTTGATTTGCTAAGTCATAATCATTTTGGGTAATAGTACCATTATCTTTAGCCCTTGCTAATTCCGCTTTGAGTCCTGATACATGCTCATCACCTCTTATAACTGCTTCATAAGCACTTTGACTTTGCTCATTCTGTTTTTGCTTCATAGCGATATGCCCTCCACCGCCTGCCAACAATCCACCAATACCACTATTAATCATTTCGCCAAACGACTCAGGAGAAAAGGCTTCCTTGCCGAACTTCCCTTCCCCTATTGCATGTCCTTCACCAAATAATTTATCATAAATCTCTGCTGAAGCATTTTGAGTTAATTGTTGTGCTACTTCTTCAGTTGCTTCTCCTGCTGCTGTTCCTGCTAATTTAGCTGCATATCTCTTACCGTATATAGTGCCCAATGACATTACTTCTTTATAGGCTTCATCAATGCCTTTTTGAGTAATATTGCCAGCTTCATCACGTTGTAACTTTTTAAGTACCTGGCGGCCTATTAATTCCTTTTCTGTTTGAGCTGCCTCATTGCCAAGTATCTTACCTGAAAGACCAAGATTCATCTCAATAAATGCAAGTGGTAATGATACTAAACTACCATACATAAATTTCTCTCTATCTTTTAATCCAGCAGCTTCGGCCATATCAAGTACATCTCCCATATTGATAGTAGCACTTGCTAAAACTTGTTTAGCAGTTAATGCTGCTTTCTCTGATAGTACTGCTCCTTCTGCTACTGTTCCTAGCCCTCCTGTTAAAGCATTCGCTGCCACAAATTGTAATATGCTGCTTGCTGCTTGTGAAATATTTCCTGCTACATTGTCAGTAGTAAAATTAAAACGTGAAGGATCAAGTATATCTTTAAATGACTTAACTCCTTCAGTATTAAATAATGCTTCATTTGATTTAGCACTTGTATTTGCTTCCAATGCTTTTAACCGTTCTTTCCCACTTTTATACCATTCAGGTTCTTTACCTGTAACAAATGTTTGACCCATCGCTCCTACATCTTCTATTGCCCCTATAAACTGAGGGATAGAATTAAGCAAGTTTTTGCTTATGGTAGTTAATGGATGGTCATCATCAGCAGATTGTTGACTTCCCCATACACTTTCTACATTAACACTTTTAGGTGGTTTTTCTCCTGGTTTTAGTGGAATAGGCAATCCAGTTTCAGGACTTTTATACCATGTCTGAAACCCTTCTTGTAATGGATGTTCTCCCGATACAGTTTTGATAGCATCGTCCAATTTTGTTTCGTCAACATACGGCGCTATTGTTTTAAGATATTTTTTCTCATCATCATTAACACCGCCAATAAAATCTAATGCTTCAATTTTATCATTTAATTTTTGAGTACGATCATCAATGAGTGTAGATAACTCATGCCCTTGTGATAAGGGTTCTAATACATTCGTATTCCCAACAGGAGTTATCTTACCAACTGGCTTTGGTTGTTCTTCTCCATTATCAGATAAGCTAACGGGAGTAATTCTTCCAATAGGGCGTATTTTAATCTCTCTCATAGTTATTGTTTATAAGGAGCAACAGCATTGCCATTAGCATCTAAAATCCATAAGTTACCTGCTTCATCTTTCCCTACTCTTTGATTTTCATCAGTAGAAATATATGGATCTTCTTTATGTGGACTTATATTATGAGCATTGCCATAATTATCAGCTAAGTTAATATTGCGTGGATCATAATGATGTGATACAGGAAATTCTACAAAATCCCTTCCTTTCTCATCGGTATATTTCGAAAAATCTTTTTTGTATTCATTATGAATACTCCAATTTGTTGATCCATTACTTGGTCCGCCAGGTAATATTTGTCCAAATCCTCCTTCATCGATAACATCTTTATAATTATCCCCTAACTGATAAAAGTTCTCAATAGGCATACGTACCATTACTTTATGATTAGCAACAGGAACACCGCCAATATTATCAACAGTCACAATACCAGTAGAATTAGCTTTCATTAAACCTAAATCTTTAGGTTCGCCAAAAGGAGTTTTTACATTATTAAGATTCATTTGCCCGTAATCATTAGCAAACGTCTTATCCATTGCTGCCGGATTAAAATCTATCTCTGCGCCTGGTTGATGTAATGCCTTAACGTGCATTGTTGACCACATATCTTTAGCCTCTGCTGGAGTTTTACTACCTTTAGCATCCAAACGTGGAGCAAATCCGATATTAATCTCATCCTGTTTAAAATAAGGATTCATACGTTCTAATGTAAACTGATTAACAGTCTTAGCATTAGTTTTTTCATTGTCATTTAACTGATCGAGATAATTATTGTAATCTTTTTTAAGATATTTCCCCCAATTTCCACTTGCTATTGCATGTTCAACAGCTTGTAATTTTCTTGTTTGAGAAATTTGTTTTTTATAACCTCCATCCTGATAAGAAGAAACTTTATCATGCTCTACATTTTTAGCAAGGTTCATTAATATAGTTGCAGTGTCTTGTGCTGCTTCGGGAGGAACAAAACTAAATGCTTTTAATCCTTGTTTTTTAGCTACCTCTTCTCCTGCTTGATGACCGAATTTTAAATAATTATCTCTGCCTGCTTGTATAGCTTTCCAATCATTAGAATTGACAATATCAGCATTCTTTGGATCTGATTGATATTTATCCATATCCTTCATAGCCGTATCGGCAGCTATTCCTCTATTCAAATGTTCGTTGTCTTTTAATTCACGTAACATAACTCCATACTGAGCACGTTTCTGAACATTAGTTTGCCAATCAGGATTTTGATTTATATATGAACCGATACGTTTAATTTGAAATTGTGCTTGTTGCTTCACCATAGGGTTGTCAAAACTATTCATAGGTGTGGCAAACGCCATATCATCAGCAAGCATTTTTGCTTTTGCTGCTGCTTCATTCTCTGCCCTACGTTGCGCTTCTTCGTTATAACGTAAATCGTTAATACGTTGATCGTATTGTAAATTAGCGGCGAGGCCGGTTCTGAGCCCAAATTCGAGTAATGGCATATTCTATAAATTACTGATTATATGTTGCATTATACCAACTTGTAGCATTGGGATATTTAGCTTTTGTCGTTGGATGTTGTAAATCATATTGTGCTTGTATATCAGCAGGAGTTAATGTAGCTAATCCACTTGTTGTAGCATTAGCTGTATTATCTCTTTTATCTTTTGCTTTTAAAGCATCAGCATATCGTTGTGATCCAACTAAATTTTCAATACCGGCATTTGTTAATTGTGCACCGGTTCCTTGTCTTAATTGAAACAAATTCATTTTTTGATTAAAAGCCATATCTCTCTTCTGAGAAACAGCTTGATCTAATCCATAAGATTGTTGTTGTTTTTGTAATCTGAAATTTTCACTATCAGCAGCTAAATTTGATAATGAAGCATTGGCCTCTTGTGTTGCTGCTCCCTGATTTGCTAATTGAGTTCCTGCACTACCTCCACTTAATCCTTGTACTTGTTTGTTTTGCATCCTACGATTAAGTTCAATATCCCTTTTAACATTATTAATGTTAGAAGGATTATAACCAAACTGAGCGTTTTCTTTAGCTTGTTGTTGATCTGCTATTAATGCAGGGTCAATGGTATATACTGGTGCTGTGCCATCATTTATTAATGAACCTATACCAAGTCCTGTTTGAGCAATAGCTAATCCTTTCCCCCAATCAAACTGCTTATTTGTTCCGTTTGGAGAAGTAGGAGTATTTACTGGAGGATTTTGAGATGTAGTTGTTGTTCCTGCTGTTGGTATAGATGTTTTTGCAGCATTAACATCGTTAGCTAATTCAGAAGCCGTATATGGTTGTCCTGTTTTAGGATTAACAGTTTTTGTAAAATCAGGTGTTGCTCTTGCCGACATTGTTTCCATCGGTTGACGTGCTATTGATTCTTTTATTCCTGCACCATTAGGAGTTGTTGATCGTTGTGTAGCTGTATTAGCTGATTTGTTTGCAGATACGGGGGTATTATTTCCCACTCTTACTGATTCAGTACGTGCCGGAGTAGTAGCATAAGTTTGTGCTGTATTAGCAGCTATCTTTTTTGCAATGCCTCCATTTCTTCCTGTTACTTGTTTGTTAGCAATACCTGATGTATCTACTTGCCCTGGGATAGGCTTATCTGTTTGTTTTATTGATTTTGATGCAGGAGTATTAGATGTGTTTCCATATTGTTTATCATATTGAGCTTGTAATGCCTTAGCATTATCATTAGCTTTTTTATAATAATCAATTAGGCCTCTATTCTTATAAACAGATGCTTGATTTTTAGCAGTATTAATTTGATCTAATAAATTATTCTTATCCTTTTCGGGTTGTTGCGCTTTACGTGCATTAGCTGTAGCTGTTGTAGCATCAATATTAGCCGTCCCTCCTAATTTAACTTTAGCATCAAATTCTTCTTGGCTTATCTTGCCATTAAGCAATTGTTGTTTCAAAGCATCCAATTGATCTTTACCTAAAGGTGTTCCTCCCTTCGCAAGTTTATTACTTGGTTTAGCATCAGGAGCAAGTTTATTTAAATCGACTCCTTTCTGAGTTAATATAGTTACTTCCTCCGGTGTAAAATAATGTTCACCATCTGATACTTTAACATCAGTATCCCCTTCTTTTAATGGTGCTTTTTGCGCCTTTGAATCACCTAAAAATTGTTCACGTAAATGTTCCGCTATTGGTGCATTTATTGCCGGAACTACAAATCCTCCTTCATGAGCTTCCATTTTAATAGCATCTTCTTTAGGTCCACCTTTACCAACTATCTTGCCTCCCTTTTTTCTTACTTGAGTTGTAATAGGATTCATAGCATTAACCGTTTCACTAGGATTGCTAATTGATAATGGGTTGTATAATGGTAAATTTTTGATTGTGTCCTTTTCTGCAACCGGTAGTTTCGTGGTGCTATCAGGAGGATAGAAATTATTTAAGTTAGCTAATGGCGTAACATATTTATTTATTTTACCCCCATCGGCTTTACCTTGCATGGGAATAAATTGGTCTCCATTCCAACTACCTCCTGTATTTTCAGGAATAGAATACAATGACTCATTACTAAAAGTTTCATGATTTGGACGTTTATATAAATCAGGAAAATGTGCATTAGGATTACTTAGTTCAGATTTAGGAGTATTCTTAAAATAAGAATACATATCATAATCTTGTTTATCCGAAATTGGTTCACCTCTTTGTCCTTCTAATGTATTTTTAGAATACCATTCTTGAAATGGTTTATCATTTTTTGCAAGTGAAGGATTCCATAATTTATTTGTATCTGCCTTCTTTATCTTACCTCCATCAGCATAGTTAATCCCATAATTATTTAATACTTGTGCTTTAGTTGCATCATCTTGAGCATTATTGTAATCTGCCAATGCTTTAGGATTTGATTGTAAAACAGAAACATCAAATGAGGATGAATTAAATGGCTTCATCGAAACGGCATTACCACCAGTACTTGTTCCTGCAATTGTTCCAACGGGAGGCTGAGTGCTATTATTTCCCATCCCGCCAAAAACTCCTTTAGGATTTGATTTAGAGATTCCGGTTGTAGATAATAGTGCATTTCCTTTAACAGCTAATGCACTAGCCGTATTCATTTGACTTTTCTGTTTTCCTGTTAACGTATCATCTTGGCCTATAACTTGTCCAGCGATGCCTTGTACTCCTTGCATTGCTGTTCCAGCGCCAGGGGCTAAATAATTTAATGCTGCATCTCCTATACCTTGCACAACAGGTGCAGCAACATCAACATCTCCATGTAGTTTTCTTCCTAATGCTGTATTATAATTTTTTCCTTTAATTAAATCTTGTCCTCCATATTGAGAAGCATATGCATCAATAGCTAATCTTCCAGCATCTTTAGCATAAGACATAAAATCTGTTTTGTCATTAGCAAATGGATTAATAGCATTAGGAGCAACATAATCTTTAATAGTGCCACCCATTACATATCCTTTTCTTTTTTTAGGGGCTTTCTTCTTGGCCATGATTATAGTTTTTTACGGTAACGAGTTCTCAAATATACAATTCTTTTTACAGTATTTAATGATATAGTAGGATTAGATATGTAATTTTTAACAACTAGCTTAACTTTGATATAATGATCTAACATCCTTTCTTTACCTTTTGATAAGGCAACATTAAACCACCATGAATTATCAATATATCTAAAATTTTTATTATTAGATTGTATATTATTATCGGATGCTATTCGTTTAGAATCAGTATAGATAACATCTGTAAATGCTGTATCGTTACCATATACTTCACAATTATCAAATACTTTTTCATCAATTGTATTATTGGCATCACGAGTTACAGCACCATTAGAAATAATCTCAATTTCATAAGGATAAGTTATACCAAAAAATTTACAAATATCTCCTTTCCAATGTTGCCAAACACTTGATTGGCTACCAGCTAATGCCCAATGTGTCGGATCTGATTCAGGAATAACAGGGCTTGGAGGTGTTGTAAAATTACTAATACAAACATAATAATTGTTAATGTTAGTACTTGTTGGGATTGTACCATTATTTGAACCTAAAATCAATTGTCCTATAATATAATTAGTACTCCCTTGTATTTTTAATAAATTATCATTAAACCCTGTACTATATAGTTTATTATTATGTTCTATATATAGTGCTGGGATAAATGAAAAAAATGACACAAATGCTTTTATTTTAGGATTCATACTAAATCCTATTGTAAAATCTAATACATCAACATTATTTGGCTTTATATTTTTAAATTTAAATGTCATTAATCCTAATTTATGACGAGCATCATATGTACTAATAATACCATATCCATTTATAGTATCTTCTCTATTATAAATATTATTAGATGAATTCTCAACAGGAATAAAAATATTATTAAAAAATTGTGATAATCCTTTTACAATAGTTAAGTCTGCTGCTTGGCCATCAAAACTCATTATTAATAATGCTTTTCTTCTGAAATCAAAAAACGCAAAATGATCATCTCCTGTATAAACACTGAAAGTGTGTTGAGTACCATAAAACTTATCAAGATTATCAGCTCTTTGTCCTACTGTTCCTACTCCTAATTGTAATGCTTGACCTACAACACCACCTGTCATTTCTCTCTCTTCAATAGGCATATAACCAACTCCTCGTTCTTGTAGATAGAAAAATCTATCATTGCCAATTAATCCTGCAACTAATTCACCATGTAAAGCATCAACATTTTTAAAATTATTAATTAAAAATACACGCATATTATCAATATTTTCTCCTAAATTTTTCAACTCACTCCATCGTACCATAAATGGAAATCTATTTACATTTTTAAAATTAAGAGGTAATGCTGTATATGTAACTTGTGTTTTTTCAGATGAATAAACCCCATTATATATAAATTGTTCATCTCTATAAGGATTGTAAATCCCTGGAGAGGCAAGAGCAGATGTATCTCTACTAATATGATCTCCCGCTCTTAATGACACATTAATATTACTTTCACATGGAAAGATCAATGCATAAGACCATGTTCCTCGTCCTTTATCAGCTCCTCCAATCCCATTCCAATTATATACTGAAGCATCAATATCAGGAGTATCTCCTCCTGGATTTTCTCCAGGCTTAACATAATGTCTGGCTAATTCAACATGAGCTCTATCATATAAATTTATAAAACAATCTCCTCCAAATACTTGCATTCCATTTAATATATATTTTCCGGTCGATGAATCATATATATCAGCAAGCAAATTTGCATTAATAGGAAGATAATGTCCTGTATATAAATATTGATTATTTGCTTTTGCTGCATCTGATTGTCCTCCATATAATCCAGATATTCCTTTAGGTCTTACATAATTAATTAAAACATTGGTATACCCTGATGGATTAACATAATCAAGTTTATATTCAATTAATGTTCTAAATCCACCTGTTCCTACTCTTTTATCAAGTTCACTAGATGTATCTTGAACTGCTGGAATATCATAATTTTTAAAATATATACTAGAAAATGCTCCTTCTGCATTAGGGGCAAAAGAAAAATTTTGTTGTACTTCTGCTTTAAATTGATTAATAGGCAATGGATGTGTAAAAGCAAATTTATCCCAAATATGTTCTGCCGATACACCATCATTATTTGGAATAGCATTAAGTACTGAAAGTCCAGCAACTGATTCTATATAATCACCTGATGTAGCAGGAGTAGATGTTAATTCAGAATAATTAAAATCTAATTCAGGGGACATTACAGAAATAATATTAGGCCCGAGTGACTCTCCTTTATTTTGATTGAAATCACTATAATAACCTCTAGGAAAACCAACTGGCACATATACATTAGCAGCATCACCATTTTTATGAATAATATCTAATAATAATCCCTGAGCAATAATTGTTTTATCTCTCTCACATCTCATTATAGAAATACCTGAAACTCTATCTTTAAATGCTGTAATATCAATACCTGAAACAATAACTGATAATACGTTTAATGATATTTGATATTGCGAATCTACATTAGTTAAATTAAATCCTGTATCAGATTGAGAAGGCATAGTAACATCATCTAACCACTGTGCTCCAAATTGATTACCAAAATCATCAAAAAATACAGCAGCATAACGATATGTTTCTTTTCTCCAATGACCCTTAGCATACATTTGAGTTGCTGGAGATTTATAATCAAGATACTCATCATCTAATGGAATAACTTTATAAACTGGTTGCCCACTATCTTTAATATATTGCTGAATACGAATGCATGCTCTTACTAATGAAGAGCCAGATATCGGTGTCCATCCACTTACTCCATCAATACCTATAAATGTATCTCCTGTATTATAAGTAACTCCATGATATATTACAGGTCAAGTCATAACAACATAATGTCCTCCTGTTAATATACCAGATGTGCTTATTCCTCCCGCATCTTGTAATGGGTGTCTAAATTTATAACCATCTGTTCCTGCACCTGAATTATCTGTTGGAATAGTATATATTGTTGGTGTTATAATTGGAGTTCCAGCATATTTTGGTATTTCTTCTCTTTCTGATAAATTTAACATTAATTGACGTTGCTTCATTGTTACAATATCACGACATCGTATTATAGAAGCATTAACATTTTGTAAATCAGAAGGTAATATTTTGGCTAAATCTTCTTGTCCTTGATGAACAATATACATTGATGATCCTGTAATTACATCATCAAATAATACATATCCTGCATCTATAGATTCATTTGGAGGGAAAAACGCACCTGTTGTATGTGATTCCAAAACAGCTACTCTTATTTTATCAAAAAAGGTATCAATATTATTAATTTGTAAAATAATAGATTTAGTAGAATTAGCAACATCAGAACTGCTACCAACACCTTGATATTGTTGATACCCATCTCCTAGATATTTATCAGTACTATGTATTAAATTACTTAATGGGGACCATGATGAATAATAACCATCATTAGTATATAATTGATAAGAATATTGATTTACACCCGTTATTACAGCCCCCGAATTTTTCATCCAAGATGTCCTAAAATAATCAACTGTTCCTAATTGTTTTGCTGGTGTATAATTTAAAAGATTATAATTTAAATATTTAACTATTTTTATTTCAACGCTACCGGCAGAATAAGTTCCAATATATAAAACGGTAGATACACCATCATAAGTAAAAATATTATCTCCTCCATATGTAAACCCACCCCAAAACGTACTAAAATATGACATATTAGGCTTTATTCCATAAAATATATTTGATACAGATACTGCTGATGTTCCAGTAGTATTTAATACCATATATTGTTGTCCGGCAATTAAATTTGGAACAATAAATATTGTTGGAGGACTAGCAGGTGCATGTACTGTATCAATATCATCTAATAATGTTGATGCTAAATTTAATGATCTGGGTTGATTGAAATAATCGGTCCAATATGCTCTATGATAAGCATCATTTTCTACCAATCCATATCCTCTTATAAGATGTGATTTGCTGAAATTTAATTTAGAACTATGATATTTTATTTGATATGTTCCCTGACCACCATCAGTAAATGTTACTAATCCTATTTGAGATTGACCATTATTATCACAAGAAAACACTAATAAATCCATTCCCAATGCAAACCATCCGATAATAACCATCATATCAGCAGCATCGTAAAACGGAATAGTAAAGGCTGTTATTGTACCGTTTACACTTTCATGTGAATAGTTATTTCCTCCTTGAGCTATAAGATTTCCGTTTTTAGCCTCTCTATATGAATTAGCTGGTTGTAATGCTGGATCGGAATCGGAATCCATCCCATTTTGAAGATAAATAATATCGTCCATATTTTACGGATAAAATGGATTAGCACTATTATTAGTCATTCCTAAACCAAATCCTATCCACGGATCATTAAGTCCATGAACTATATGTTGTCTTTCGGTGTCTGATAAATAAGAATCATCAGCAATAGCAATAGCTCTATTTTTTAGCCATTCAGATTCATTCAACTGTATATCTCCATATTCCATTTTAATAGCAGAATATCTACTCCTTTTAGCAAAATTCCACTTAATATAACTTACTATTGCCGGTATATGATTTTCATTAACTTCTAAAAATCCATCTTTATCCTCAGCATAACCAAGATATTGTATAGTTACTTTTTGACCATCAAAATCACTCTTGAAAATCAAACTATTATTCTGTACTTCCCAATTATGTCCATAACCACAAAAATTTTGCTTATCAGGAAAATCCACAGCCAAAAATATTTCATTAGAAGCAGGATTAAAATTTTGAGCCCAATTGCTTATGCAATTCATTAAATCAGCACATCCACAACCATAATCTCCAAACATAACATATTGAACAGTCATTGCTCCACATGGCAATTCAGCACGACAATTATTTACGTCTAATACAGCTCTGTGTTTTGTCCATCCATAATAACTACCAATACGTTTTTCAGCATCATAAGCCCAACGAGTTAATGTTGGTATCTGTGATGTGGTCTCAATACCCATATCTTCACAGGCATTATAAATAGCATCTCGTATGGTAACTAATTTATTTATTGACATGTGGATATAATCTTTTACTGTTTATTGCTTTGTCTTTCAATTTCCTGCTAAATTCTACCAACATTGTTTTATCTTTTATTTTTACATGATCGCAAACAAGTGTTAACCTGTAATCCAATCTGTCAAAATTCCCTTTATTAATCTTTACAATAATGCCTTTCTTATCCGATACCCGAGCTATTTGTATTGATTTTAAATGTCCTGGGAAGTATATTTTCTCGCCTTTCAGTAATTGCTCTTCTAAAACTTTTAAAAACTCAATAGCGACAATCTTTGTCTTTGCTTTATTACCATATTTTTTCCTATCTATTACCTTTTTAAGAACATCATTCATTCTGTTGCTGATTAACAAATAAAGAATCCTTAGAATTATTTTTAATATCAGCCACTTGTTGTTGTTCAAGTTGTAATTCCTGAGTTAATATTTTCATAATAACTACCTCACACATTGTAAAAGACATTGGATAATTATCTTCAACAGTCATTGGTCGTTTCTGATTAACTAATTGAACTTTACCTGAACCGGTAAATGTTGTATTAACTGCAACAAATGTATTATTCTTAATATAAGCGATCCCGTTATGAATAATCATTTCACTCATTACAATATACGAAACACCTATAATTAAATTCCCTGAAGGTATATTTTCAGAACTATTAACAAATCCCTCAAGTGGTTTTTCTAATATTGCCATTGCTCTGATATTGTCAGGACCATTAGGAATATAATATGAATCTCCTATTTTAGTATAAAAACCAAAACGTTTTGCTACATGATTCGGAGATAGTTCAGCAACATTAAGAAGTTGTGAAGTATGCATAAAATAAAACTCTCGATGAGAATTAATACTTCTTATGCTTTGAACACCTAAATTATTTGCAGATGCTAATGGGCTAATTATTGAAACCACAGGTGGCAATGTAAACTTTGCTAATTTACCATTTAGGTAATTATATTGTTTATCATCTGCTTGATTTACTATGGTAGTGTTAATAGTTCCTAAATCTTGAATCCATACAGGATCAATAAGAGTATTTCTTTTATATGTGTCACGGATTTCTTTAGCCCTTTTTTCATCAATCTTATACCCCAAATAATCCTCATCCAACTTTTGATCATCGGTATAGCCTCCTTTAGTTGCTATGGTTATAATGTCATATATAATTTCCTGCTTAGTCATAACATAAAGGTTTAGACAAATATATAAAAAAAACACCAACCATATTTCAGATTGGTGTTTTTTTGCACTTGACTAAAACAGTTAAATTATATTCTCCAATAATTAGTTGGAAGAGAGGCTAATTCTAGGATGTTTACATTAGCTGCAACATCTGCTGTTTGTAATTCTACAACAAATGGTATTACTACTGCTGCTGCTGCAAAAGCATAAGCTGTACCTGCCAATACTTGTTGACCATCTACATACCATGTTACATTACCACCAATATCAACACGAGTTTCTAACTCATGTGTTTCAGTATCTGCCCATGTTTTAGTCGTATCAGTAGTTGTTTGCCCACCACTTGCTACTTGTGTTGCTGTTTGTATTTTTTGAGTTGCAGCAGTACCAATAATGCCTATTGCAGCATAATCAGTATTTGTTGCTACAGCAGCAGCATAAGCTGCTTTAACTCTGAAACCTGCCAACATTGGATTAACACCACTAACATCATCAACATAGATACGTGTATAAAGTGAAAATACATCTTTACCTATAATATATTCTCTGTTAATCTTCGCACTCAAATGTGCTGATAATTCAGATCCTTTTCCACTTGCTGCATCGTGGGCCAAATTTAGACCGCCAACAGTAGTATCAATTATTGGCATTGCAACGGCTGCACTTGTTGCTATAATAGATGGAGTAAATGACAATGTTGTTCCTTCTCCTAAATCAATAGTATTTTCTGCTAATGCTGTTGTTGGTATAACTGACAATCCAGTTAACGTAGCATAAGTAGGTAAACTGTCAAAGGTAGAAGTCATTGCTTTTACATTCCCTTTATATAAAGCAAAAATCTCCCTTAACATTGCTCTTTGGAACGTTGCAAATCCTGCTGCGTTTGTAGTTGCTGCACCTGTACCGTTATCTACAAATACTACAAATTCTTGTGGTACTAATGCAAATTGATCTGATACTGCATGTGCTGCTGCAATAGTCAATGAAGAAATAACAAAAGCATCATAAAACTGACCAGCAGTTGCATATTTATTATCAATAGTTACTGGAGCTTGTAAACTACCTTGTACTAAGTTTTGGAAATAAGCAGAAACAATTGGAGTGTCTGCATTTAATTTAGTTCCATCACCGAAACTATAAACAGCAGCAGTTGTAAGAGATACATCTCCTGCAACAAAACCTGTTCCATCAGAATTAGTAACTGGGAAAATTTGATTTGCTCCTTTGCGAAGACCTGATCCACCATTTGTATTTGCTGGAAAATAACCTGCTGTATCAGTAATGGTAAATCCTGTACCTGTCAATAATGATGCAGCAACAGCATGATTAGCACCTGTATCAGCATTAATTTTAGCAATAATAGCAAGATGAATAAATTCACGTTGTAATGCGGCTGTTGATCCAATAGTAGTAATTACAGGAGGTGTTAAATAGCCATACACATGAGTTCTTCCTGTGAAGCCTTCACGTTTTGCCTGTACGTCAACAATTTCTACTTTATAAAGTGTACTTGCGGTAGGAGTGTAACTTGATGCTCCTACTGTTACGACTTGTGAAACTTCAGCTTTATATTTTATCTGCTTAATGTCGCGGACAAAATTAAAATTGATAGAGTCCAAACCTGTGATGTTCAATGAACGACCACTGCGTTGTACATCATTCTGAGATGATGTTAATAGCAACGCTGATTTTCTAATTGCTCTCATTTTTTTTGTTTGTTTTTAGTTAATTATTAATTGTTTAGTGTAAAAATATGAAATATCTTAATATAAATACTTTCTAATATACTTTTTATTTTATATCTACTCTCATATACCATTAAAGATAATACTACTATATTAGATATAAATAACAATCCAATCCGATATACTTGTACATATTCCTCATGTAAGTTGTTCCTAAAGATTATATTAAAAATACAGCCTGACATCAAACCAATAACACTTGCAAAAAACCATTTGCATTTTTTTTGATACATTCCATCAATAAATACAATGGATAATAATACTACCCCTGACCCAAATAAATTATCTAATATTATAAACCAATCTTTATATTCTGGATAATAAACAAATAAAGAACAAAAAAAGGCTATTAATAATAGCCCAGGTAAACAGTAATTAGATAGTTTAACCAATTGCAATATTAATAGCCTTTTTTTCACTTTTTAACCGGTTTTTTAACTGGTTTTTTTGGTGTTGCTGGCATTGGAATGCCTCCTTTGTTTCCTTTTCCTGACATGATGATTTTATTTTAAATTATTATTTTGTTAATTTATTGATAATGTTATTATCAATGTCTTCTTGTTTAAATGATTTATCTGAACATTGAATTAATATCCAAGCAAATAATTTCCCAAATTTAGTCATTGTGCCAGCATAATAATTAAATGCTGTAATATGAGATACGGTAACATAAATATTATCTTTCACAGTGCCATACAAATAAGTGCTTGCTTTATTTAAAAAGCATAGATTCATTACATACTGCATAAGAATATTCCCATATAAATCTTTAGCATATGCAAGATGATCGTTATATGTATTTATTTCTCCTTTACATAACGCAAAAACAGAATTAATAACATACATTAATGGTGCTAACAGCCACTTTAAAAGGCTTGCTAATATATTATGTACAATTCCTAGTATTTTCATTATTGATTGAATAAATCTATTACTAATTGTGTTGCATTAGATAGTACTGATCCAGATGCTGTGCTAATTGTTGTATAATTCATTGTTGTTCCATTTATAACTACTGTATTTGTTCCAAATGGGGCACTTAATGATATTAATGAATTACTTGTTGCAGATAATACAAAAGAATATAAATTATCAGATACTTGTTTTTGTGTTAATGATGTTCCTGTTACTAAAACAGTAGTTGATAAATCAGCTATTTTATGACTTTGTGGAGGATATGATTCTCCTTGTATAAAGAATATACTATCTAATAATAAAACATTAAAAACTTTAGCTTTAATTTTTATTAAATTATTTAAATCTGTTTGAATATCATTTGACAATGATGTTAAATGTGATAGTTCATCTGATGTTAAATCACTTACAGATTTAGTTATTTGTTGTAAATTACCAATATCATCAAAATAATTTATTTTAATTGTATTGGTAGTTTTATTATATAAAATATCTGTTAGTGTTTTCATGTTTTTATTTTAATGATTGATATTTCCTATATTAAAATTTAAGGTTGATTAATTATAACCCAAGTAAATCCAACGTCAGAACCAGCACCAAGCGACGACATTACATCGAACGATACACCGTCTATTATATTGCCATATTTAACCCAATCATTAGCCCCGCTGTTGTTAGGAGTTAAAACTATTATCGAGTTACTATGTACTTTATTTGTGTTTATTGTAACTACTCCTGAACTACCGGTTGTACTTAAGTTGGCCATTGAGTTTGCGCCTGTGACTATTTTTAACTCTTTAATAGTTAAAGACTCATCTACTATAACATTGCCAGCTACTTGCAATTTAGCGAATGGAGTCGTTGTGCCAATACCAATATTTCCATTGGCTAATGTGCGCATTGTTTCAATGTTGTTAGCGCCGAAAATTAAAGGCTTTGCTGTAAGTGTACCAACCATCATTCCCTCGCTACTTGCACCATCTGAAAAGAACACCGTCTTGTCTTTACCTAAATTTCCAAAAAGACTATAAGACCAATTGCTTCCCGGATGCAAAAATCCACCATAAGAAGCAAGACTCCCTCTATCATTTTGTGTAATAACGGAAGCATATCCATTAATATTCGTATTTTGTAAATTTATATTAAGACTGCGCCAATTATCTTTTTTTATAGAAATTGCATTTGTCAGATCTGGCGTAGTATCACCAATTCCTAAATTTCCATTTTTTGATAATGTCATCTGCACAACTCCGCTAGTCATAAGTGATAATGCTTGATCGTCTGTCGTTCCTATAAAATTTGTAGCTGGATTTGTTCCCGCATTACCTGTAAGGCTCCACTGAGCGTTTACGGTAGTTTGTGCAATTAGTACAATTGCAATAAATAAACTTGTTTTTAGTGTTTTCATGATTTTTTTAGTATTAGTTTAATGATTTGTATTGATATTTCCTTGCGCATCTGATATGTTTGCCACATTTATGTATTGTATCACATTAGCCGATACTGGAGATGTTGCACCACTATATGAGTTAAGGGCATATCTTACATTAGCTGTTGCAGTAGCATCAATACATACAGTATTATAAGTAATTTCTATATTACAATTTATTATTACAGATGTTGTATTGTCCACATATATTCCTGTGCCATATACTGTATTTGTCTTATTAATTATATGAGCCTTTGTTACATCATAAGATCTTGAAACACATGTTCCACCTCCAGTGCATATAAATGTGCCTCCGCTTATTTTTCTACAATAATCTGCACAACCTACTATTGATGAAGATGCTGCACTTGTTCCATCACTATTTATTAAACTTATTACGTCTGAATAAGCCGATGTTCCTGCGTTACTTACACATCTATCACATAGTGTTACACTAAAAAATCCGCGATATCCTAAACAGTTTACGGTGCATTTTATATAACTACCACCTATTGCACACTGATCACCTACTGAGTAAAACTCACAATCAGTCGCAGTTCCGGTATTATATATTGCCCACAAATTAGTGCCTGTGCTTCCATTATTTCTTTTAGCTGTGCAATTTTCAATTATTCCCGCATTATTAATTGATGCCGTTACTCCATCGTATGTGGATAAAGTTGATTCAGCATAAACATTAGTTGCATACGAAGTATTGGCTACGTTAAGAGCTGTAAGATTTGTAACAAAATTGCCTCCAAAAAGCTTTCCTCCGCTTGTTATGCTATATCCTTCTCCATTAGTTGAAATAATATTAACACCCGTAAAATATGTTGTTCCTGAACTTGAAAATGAAAATCCTGTATAAGTAGTAACAACAATGTTTAAATTATAAATATGAATAGTTGGAGCTGTTAATGAATCGTAAAATGGAATAACTGTATTATTTGTAAATGTATATGTATGACCATGCCCATCTATATTAACGCCTGTTTTTGGTTGTATAGTAATAGCTCCACTTTCTGTAACATCTACAAACATTTCTATACATTGTCCAGTAGTTGCTGCTGCCATTGCCAATGTTAATGTATTATAATAGGTGTATAATCCACTAGAATTAGCTATTCCCCATATACCACTAGTATTTAAAATAGAAGGATTAATATTAGTAAATGTTATATTACCACTAATGCCAATATTAGCATTTACTAGAGTTTTATTGTTTTGTTGATAAATAGCACTTTTTAAATTTCCAGCTAACACTTCTATTAATACAGGATAGAATTGACTTCCTGTAAAAAATATACGTCTTAATTGCCATTTTGTTGAAACACTACCTAATGTTATTAATTGATAATTACCATTTTTAGTTTGATCTGCTTCATTTGTAATTAACACTTTCATTCCAACAAATGGAGTAAGTCCTTGTAATGTTGGAAATACTGTATTAGTTGAAGATGTATAAGTTGCTAAATACCCAGGATTTCCTACTAAGGTTGTACCACTTAAATAAGTTGGAGTATTTGGTAATGCACTGTCAGCAACTGTATCAACAAATGCTAAAGGTAAATAAATTCCAGATTGTGATTGAGATATTGTAATATAAGTAATTGGGTCTGTTCCTATTATTGGATTAGCTGTTGTCTCTAAAAAATATTTCCCAGCTTGTGTTGTTCCGTGTAGGACGTTTACTTGACTTGGATAAATTTCAGAGGTTTCGTCATAATTCAATGGTCTTGTTAATATAAATGGTGTGCTTATAGATCCTAAATCTGTTACTTCATATAATCCATTCTGTAATTTTGATATTTGATTTTGAACAAGTAGTAATTGACCATTAGTTAATATAATACCATCTTGACTTGGTAATACTCCATTTGAAGAGGCTGTTATAACATTAGCAGAATATGTTGATGCTGGTAATGCTGATATGGTTGTAGCATCAGCAAAAAACGTAGCAACAGAATTACCACTACCTGTAGTGGTTATAGGAGGATTTGCCGGAGAAAATTCAGTTCTATATGTTCTTAATTTGCTCATATTATTTAAAGTATTGAACTCTTAATACATGATTTCCTGCATTACTTTGAATAGCTCTAAATAAAGCTATATTTTCTGCTCCATCAATTTCAAAATAATCTCCCCAGCATAAAAATATTCCAGTTGTTGCTGTTGGAACTATTGAATCTCCTAGCATAAGATAATTTAATACATCTCCACTTGTAACATCTGAAAATACCCTTATTTGACAAAAATTAGCTGTTGCAGGAGGAGTCAATTTTACAACTGATCCAGCAACGACTAATTCTTCTTTATTTACAGCAGGTCGTTTTGATGCCGATGAGGCTATTGCTAAAAAATTCTGAGTTTGGTCTGACATGATATTTTATTTATAAAACAAATATAAGTATTTTTAACTCTCTTCATTAGTTTGTTTAAGATTATTCTCTTTTTCATATTCATCGACAGTGCCATCCATAATAGCTGCTGATAATCTTATTATCTCTTCATGTAATTGTGAAGGCATATCACTATCAATAACAAAAGATGAATTAATGACAGTTCCGCTGGTAAGTATAGTATTAACCGCCACAAACGTTGCTCCATCAATATATGTTATACCATTGTGCACAGCTTCATCATATACATAATATGTTTGTCCTATGACTAATGTTCCTGGCCCTGTAATTTTATTACTTTCCTGACCAATAGTTACAACAACAGGGGTGGCAATATAAAACATATTATATTGAGTAAAATTTCCACCTGTAGGCAAAAGAATAGTCCATCCTGTTAAACTGTCATTGAAATATGTTTTATCTGATTTAGGTCGCCTAAAAGGATTTCTGTTGATTAGCCCTTGTTCGTTATATGTTACTGGGCGGCAAGCATTGGTGATACCATCTACTGTGTTTTCTATTGAAAGGAGATAATAATATTGTGTAGGGTACGGTATAAAAGATCCTGCTGGCGCTCCTGTGGCTCTGCGTATTAATGTAGATAATTCATTGCGTAATCGTTGTGATGTTTGTACTCCAAAACTACGTTGACGTTTAATGTTTTCAGTGCGATCATCTAATACTTTTTTTTGTGCTTGATTAATAGCATCATAATATCTGCTATCAGTGAAACGAGGCGACTTGACCCTATCAATAAGGTTGTCTATTGCCATTCGCATCTGTATCGCATTGTAGAACATAAAACAAAGATAAAAAAAAAACGAGACTGTTACATCTCGTTTTTAAATAGTTTTAATATATTTTATTTAAAGTTTCAATCCATCAGCCGTTGGCTCAATTTTAGTTCCTGTACTGACATCTTTAGAAGAGGGATAAGGATTTGCTTCACCAAGCCTTTTTAAATCCATACCTAGCCACATTACGCCTTCTTGAAGTTTAGTTATTGCTAAACTTCTTTCTCTGCTGTTTGGTAAATTTTTAATTCGTTGGATAATATCGTCTGTATCCTTACGTAATTGTTTATCATTTAATACCTCTTCTTCATAAGTAAAAGGTCTTTCATCTTTTTGAATTTCCATGTTTTTTTAGTTTTTAGTTATTAATTATTTACCTTTTTTGTGATCTTCAATTTTTTGAATAAGTAGTTTTTTATTTGTTGTTGTTTTAGCTAGCGCAAACCCAATTTCAAATGCCATATTCTGTAATTTCTCTAATGAATAATCATGTAAATTAACAACAGATTCAACCATCTCAGGTTTTTTATTTGATTCTAAAAAAGCCTCCAACTTGTCATTTAATGCCTTAGTTTTAACTTTTTCTTCTTCAACTTCTTTTGTAAGTTTGTCTAATTTATTTAACTTCTCGTCTAAATCTTTATCAAGCACAAATCCTTTATCTTTCTGTTCCTGATTACGAGCAGTTTCTCCTTGTCCTGGATTAAGTTGAATAGGTTGTTTCTGTTCTTCTGTTGCGTGTTGTTTAAAGAATTGACTACGTTGTTTAGATTCTAAATCCATATTCATTAACAATGTAGGATTTTCAATCAATTTCTTTACTGCCATTGCCTCTGTAGATCCTAATGCATAAGTATCTTTCCACATATACCCATTAGTTACATCTAATGTGATTAATCCTGTGGCACGGGCACGATTAAATGCTGTTAACACATTCCTATTAGCATTATCATAAATATCTAAAAACTCATTCGGCTCTTTTTCTGCTTTCTCAATAACGGCAGCTAATAAAGTATTTAAATTATTGTGCTCACTGGATACACCTAAATTAGTAGCCATATCATAAAGCTCTGCACCGATCATATTTTCTGCTATCTCAGAAGCCCTACGTCTTGCCTTAGACATACGTATAATTTTATTCGCTTCTTTATCCTTATCAATTTGTTTATACTTAGGTGTTCCTGATTGAAATGGTGAGCCCATCATACAAGGATGATGAGATATTACACACCACAATTTTCTATCACGTGGAATAGATAAATCAAATTGCATCATATCAGTTAATACGATACGATCAAATTTTAATTCACCGGTTTCTTTTTCAGTTCCTAAAGGAATACCAAATACTACTCCTGTTTCAGGATCAGTAACTCGGCTAAAAGAAATTCTCGGTTGTTTTATCTGAGAGCGTTTAAGTGCTTCAATCAGAATGATGCCTGTTTGTTGGCATACTTTAGGGTTTTCAAAATTTACAATCTTGTATTCAAAATTGTTGCCATCTATCATCTTGGTGAATAGAGGCATTTCTTCTGCTTGTTTTTCCATTAAATTTATTTTTATAGTTTATACTAAAGGAGGATCTCCGCTCCTGTAATACAAATATATAAAAATAAATCATTGCAAAACAAAAAGCCCTAGATTTCTCCAGGGCTTTCCGAACCAAACTATACACACCTAACCTAATACTTATGAGTGGTTTATAATACCACAAGAAGTAGTATTATAAACAATTGCTAAGTCTTCTTTAAGATACATATATTTCACTGCATCTTCTTCTGACATGATTGTTTCCGGTGAACCGGTCATACCATTAATGTAACCTGTGATATTACCACGGCTGATACCATTAGCTCCTTTTGTCAACACATCAACATTTCTTTCGTTATCTGTTCCCATGTTTAAGAACAAATACATTGACGATTGTAAAAGTTTACCATTAGCACCACGAGCAGTAAACCTTGATTCATCATCCCACATTGGATGTTTAATGAACCAAACAGTATTACCATTAACGTTAAATGATTTGTAATGGAATCCTACATTTACCTCTTGACCTCCAATATCAGAAGTTTGATTTGTTGGCTGAGTAATATAAACATGTTGATTACCGGCTAATTTTTGCATTTGAATTTGTGCATTAGCATAACCATCAGTTCCTGTAATACATACCCATGACATACCAGTATATTTATTGGATTTTTTCTCCAACTGAATCATCATATCGGTAAAGTCATCGGCTGTTGCTTCACCAGAAGCTCCTGATCCGTAAGTTTCATTACCACCTGATATTTGTTCAATGATACCATCACCTTGAATAATTGGCAATCCAGTTTCTTTATCAATCAAACGAGATTGAGTCAATAACTGTCCTGTCAATGATTTCATAGTTGATTTACCATGAATTTTTTGGAACTCATCTTCCATCGTTGACTGAGCTGTAGCTTGACGTATTTGTTCATACATCCATCCTTTAGCTGCTCCTTTAGGCCCTTCATATTCTAACCACAGAATATTAGATGCAGCAGTACCGGTAATCTTTTCAGATTTACGTTGGATAGTAGTATGGTTAATGAAGCTGTCAGGGAAATGACTACGAGAATAACCACGTAATGAACCTTCAGAATATGAAGTATAGCCTCCCATCACTGTTTTTACAGAACCTTGTCCTGCAACATGAGTGGTCCAGTTAAATACTGCACCGTCTGGTGATTTGAATTCATAAACATAATTACCTGCACTACCTGTTGGCAATCCCATAACGCGAGCTTGGAATCCTTGTCCATTGAATAAAGCATTCATACCTGGTACAAGATAATTATCCATTAAGGATAAAAAGAATGTACCATCAGCAGCAGTTGCACCAACTTGAGAGTTAATAACTGTATTTTTTTGAATACGACCCATAACATCAAATTGGTAAGCGTTGTTACCAATATTTTTGCTAGAATCTAAACGGTTTAATTTTGTAGGTACATTTTGAATACCATAAGGTCCAACAGCACCTGAAACAAGTAATGTTGTTACTGCACGTTGATCTACGTACTCTAATACTTTACGAATAGCTGGATATTTAGCCTGATTTGCAATCAAATCGGCATCGGTGGTACATGTTTCTGTCCATTTACCACTTTTGATTTGTATTTTCCCTGGATTAAAAGTTGCCATGATTTTTGTTTATTTTTAAATAAGTTTATTCCGATTCGACAAGGTGATCGAATGCGCTGAAATTCCCAACTGGGTCTTTTACAGAATTTTGATTGCTTCCCGAATGAGAACCAGATTTTATGACAGGAGGGATGTTGTGAAGCTTATTCACTTTTTCATCTCGACCTTTCTCATACATCTTATTCTTTAGATTAGCAATCCCTTTCTCTCCAAACTCTACAAAAAGTGCAAACTGAGCAATAACTTTTGGGTCGCGCATAGCATCGTTGTATGCGCCTGCCAACAATTTTTCAGCTACAAATTTTTTATTATTCTTAGAAAGTGGTGCTTCCATAAACTTCTCAACGGTGTCGAGTTGTTGTACTATGATAGCAGCTTCTTCCTTCATCTTTGTTTGGTGAGCTAATGTAATATTTTGCTCTAACTCTTTTACTTCATTAAGTTTTTGAGTTAGCAGATTGTTTTCATTTATATCAAGTATGGTGCGAAGTTCTTTAGCTTCAATTTCAAGTTTACCATCCTCTGTAAGTTTCTCAATTTTGTTATTAATAACATCATCCTCAAAACCTTTTAATTTTAAATCCTCCGCTACCAAATCAGCATCTTCTAATCCTTTATAGAAAGCAATCTGTTTAAACGGTGCTTCTATTTGATCTTGCGTAAGCCCTGATTTAAGTCCTATAATTAATAATTGCGATTCAGGAGGCAATGTTTCAATATGTTTTTTAAAGTCAACATCCTGATATGTTTTTAAAGCCTCTTGTTTTTGTAATTCTATATAAGATTTTTGAGCTTCTTTATAAGCTTCAAAAGTGTCTTCTTTAATTTCAAATCCACTTTCTTTAGCAAGATCTACCCATTTAAGTTCTTCTTCCAACTCATCACTTTCAGATGCAGGAATTTGAAAAACATCTTCTTCCTCTGCTGGCTTTTCTCCTTCTTTAGGCTTGTCATCAGTTTTTGGTTTATCTTCTCCTGGGATAGTTACTGTTTCTGTTTTTTCTTCAACAGGTGGTTGTTCACTTCCCTCAGTTTTTGCTGTTGGTGTTTCAGTAGTCGATTTAGATTGTGTTCCAAAATCTATAATATCGTTCTCTGATAATCCTGCGAAACCAGCTAACCCACTTGGGGTGTCATTGCTTTTAGTTTCTATTGTCGCTTGTTCAGCCATGATTATATTAGTTTAAAATTATTTTTTCTTTACTGTCATTCCTTTTGGAAATTCACTTTCCTCTTCTTCATCATTAGCAATACCAATGATTTTGAAAGTACCGATCATCTGCCCTTTCTTATCTCCGTAATCACAAATACGTGAACCGGTTTGTAATATTTTAACATCCACCATATATTCCTCTCCTGTCTTCCAGTTTTTAATCTCAGGAAAATCATCTCCCGACAATTCAAATTCAGGACGTGGATCATAAGTTCTTTCAATAGGAGGCGATTTCATCTCCTGTAACTCTCTCGATATTTCTTCTTTAGGAACTGTTTTTGTTGCAGGAATAACAGTCATCTTTGGTGGTTTAGAATATTTAGCCATTTTGTTATTTATAATGATTCTAAATTAGTTGATAACAAATATAAAAAAGTTTTTTGAATAAATTAACAAATTATGCTTGACCATTATAAAATTCATTATCGTGTTTATTCTGGTCGAGTATCAATTTGTCCATACTCTTTGATGAGTGAACTTCTTTCTCTACACGTATTTTTTCATCAGCTTCCAAAATAATGTTTTGTTTAACGTTTTCTTCATTGGCTGCTCGATCTTCTGCTGCTATCTGACGTTGCATTTGTAATGCTGCCTGTTGTTGTGCTGCTGCTGCTTGTTGTTCAGATGTTTGATTTTGTTGACGTATCTTCTCCATCTCAGCGAATGCTTTATTTAATACTTTGTTAGCATCAGCTAATGTAGGGGATAATTCAAATGCAACCAAATCTTTATAACGTATATCTTTAGCATTTAATGCTGCCTCAGCATATCTATCCATCTTATCCCTAATATCCAATTGCCGTCCACCATCTGTTAAATGGATACCGTAATCCTGAAATGCTATATCCTTAGTGATCTGCATAAACTTAAACTTATCATCACCAAGAATAATTTTAGCTTTTTCAGTTTTATAAAGTCCCCAGGTAAGTTTAGTTGTTTCTACAACTTTTAATAATACTCGTTCCGTATATAGGGCCATCAAGAAAAACATACCTTCGGTAATAGTACGAGATGCTTGTATGGATGATTGTGCATTAGTAGCTGTTGATGTAGCCGCAATCTGACCTTCTCTATTCTCATTGATACCGGTAAGCCTATCAATACTATCCATTATTTCTCTCTTTAATGCAATAAGTTGAGGAAATGATGAAGACAAACCTAAATCAAATTCTTTAAGCATATCCGTGATCTGCAAATCTCTTCCTGCCATATTTGATTGGCCAGAAGCATCATAATCAATGAAACTATCATTAAATGCATTATACATTATATCTCTGATAGTTTTACCTTTAGGAAGTGCACCACGATTAAAGGCCAACACCTTTCCTTTGTTTTTATTCAAATCTTTTAAAATTTGAAACATAACGATATCAAACATATTGGAAAAGTTCTCCATTATCTCCATTAACGAAATGCGTTCACCTTGTACGGTATTAAACAAACATCCTGTATAAGAAAACCCAATGACCTCTGCGGGGTTGTCTGTTCTTCGCATGGTGAAATGCTTCTTTCTGCAATATGGCATTATAACGTGCCCTATTCTTACCCCTTCCCATATAACCTCTTTAAATTTTGTTTCTATTTGATATTTGCCAGCCGCGACATCTTTATCAATAAGTTCTTTGTTTTTCTCATACCATTCAGTATTAAGTTCTATCCGATATGAATCTGAACTGCTATCAAAGTCTAATTGTGATTTTGTTTTAGGAGATATTTTATAGTATTCAGGCTCTACTGATTTCCATTCAAGGTAAATTACATTACAGCAAACATGACCATTGCGATAAAAATATTGATTACGATAAATTCCATTGTTAATAAAAGCATCTCCATTTTGGCGAATACTTTCAAGTAACTGTTGATCGGCTGGTGTTAATGAAAATGACATTAATATATCGTGCACCGGCATTTCTTCAGCGTGGCCCATTAATGGACTACGTTCTAAAAAATAGTCGTCATCAATCTCTTCATAAATAGCAAATTTAGGATCTAATCGACGATAATTCTCATCACCATTATATTTAACCTCTACCTTTCCATAGCACATAGAAGCGATTTCTATATCCTGAAAATTCTTTGCTAGTTTATATTTAAGGTTTAAGGCAGGTATCTGTTCATCAAGTATTGTCTGCATCAATACTACATTCTTATCCTTAGTTGACAATTCAGCCCATTCAGAGTCTTCCATTGTATTAGGGATACTCATCCCTTCTAGTGGATCAACGCCTACTTCATTAAGTTTACCAATAGCATCTTTAGCATGATAAGCTCCAAGCATCATCTCATAATTATCTAATGCTGCTGTACGTGCTGATTCATTAGTGCAATAAACTTGTGCTTCTAATGGCCTACGTAAAAACTCGTTATTGAGTAAGTCTATTTTAGTACGGGAAACGCGATAAGAAATGTATTTAGTTCGGTTTTTCTTCCCGTATTGGGAAGTAAGATATGCTATTGAGGCAGGAGTAGTTTTACCATTATACACATTGTATAATCTAACATATTTCTCTACTCTGTAATTTGCAAATTTTAATAACTGCTCGGCATATACAAAATGCTTTAAGCACCAATCTTTATCTTTTTGTATTTCGGGAATATTCTGATTCGGGAAATTTGCCATTATTTGACTTGCATTATAGGTTATGCAAATCTATAAAAAAAAATGATATGATGTTATAGTCTATTCAAAGTTGTCTTCAACTTCATAATTTTCATCATTCATTTGTTCATTCATCATTTTTAATTCTAGGGCCCGCAAATCAGGATCTCCATGTTTCATATACTCCTCTTTCAACTTCCCTTTCATAACAATATTACCCTCTGCATCTTCATCATACTCAGGATAAGCATAAGGATCATGTTTTTGCAATCTGGCTTCATCATACACTTCCATCCCATTGGACATGTGTTGCATCAACGCTATACCTAAAGCATCAACACTATCATTATCGCTATCCTTTTCTAATACATCATAATTTAATGCCTCTTCCAATATCTGAGGAAACCATATCGTTCTTCCGTGATCTATCAAATACGACTGTAACAATGATACCATGATAGGTTTGGAGTAACTATTAAGTGATACCCAATATTCATGTTGCTGCTCTGAATTTTCACTTTCAAACTTTTTCGGGCGTTTAGCTAAATATATTTCACATCCCGCCTCTTTGAAATATTGTATGATACCTGGCGTTCTAACGTCACCCAATGTGTTATATTTTAAATCATAATAGATAGCTGACTTCATACACATCTCATAAAACTTTTCCTTACGTGCCGGTCTACAACGTATCAATAATACAGGAGTCATTTTATCAATATCATTAATATTGTGATTCCTTCTTAGAACGACCATTGAGCCAAGAGATTTTGAGGTTAACGACTTGTCTAAATCGTAACTGTCGATCCCTGCAACGTCAAGATTTCTGTATCCTCCTCTTGGATGACCTGTATGCAATATCATTACACATTCATTCTCATCATCATCTTCTTTTGCCGGAATAGCTATCACCTGACGTGGTAATACTATTTGATTATTTTCAATTTTATATTCTAACCTGTATTTACCGTACCTTTTATCTTGAGATAAAATATCGTACATCTGATTGTTTAATACCTCAACAGGAAAATCATTGGAAGCCGCACGTCTGAACACCTCCTTAATATCTATTGGATTATCTTTACAATATTCCCAATAGTTGGTCATATTCTTTGACTTTAATAAAATTTTCTTCTCCTGTTCAATTATCTGTAATGCCCTCTTCTCATCTTCCATTCCAACTCGCTGGTAATCAGGTATATGTGAAATATTGGGAACGTCCTCTATTAAGTTTCCACTTCCATCAGTTGAACCTGCAACACATGGTCTAAAATATTTAGTTCCACTGATAAAATAACGCAAGGCATTGAAGTGTTCATAGTTATGCCAAACTTCTTCAAAACCCTTACTACCACTCTTTATATTACCACCTGTTCCATACCAGAATTCAGTTCCATATTGGATGTTCCCATCCATCACACAGGCCTTAGTTGCTTGATGAGTTTTAATTAAATTATCAAATTCTCCTGACTCCTCATAAACAACATCATTTAAATATTTTCCTTTAAACACTTCCGGATCTTTAAACATAGTCCTAACATAAATAGAATTTTTAGTTCCCATATCGGTCCAATCACCATCTTCTCCCTTTTGTTCCCATCCGGCTATAATATCATCATACGTCTTTGATAATTTACGGACCTTAAACTCTGGGCACATTAAAGAATCAATATAAAGCCATTTATCCAAAAAGTCTTCTGAGTATTCTTTCTTACCTGCTGCTATGCCAGCATGGTAATTTGGAAGGAATCTATATCCATGATCTATAATACCGCTCATTACAACTGACACTCCTTTACGTCTTCCTTTAGGAGCTATAATATTTTTACGCAACCTCTTTGCTTCTTCTACCAATAAGAAAAACTCATACTGATAATCTACATATTCAGGATAGAATGCTCCCCCACCTTTCACAGATGATGTTTTACAAAAATTTAAAAAATGGTAATATCTGCCAGGTATAAATACTCCTGCGGTGGTATATCCATTAATACAATAATATACTTGCTCTTCCCAATACTCTCTCCATGCCGGTGTTCCTATTACTGATTTATTAACTGAGCTATCGGCGTATGCGGGTATTCCCCACTTGGGAATAGGGGCCGCACAGAAACCCTTTGGCTTTAAAAATGGGCGAACTAATGGATAAGATGATATTATAGGGGGTGATAATATTAATGTCATCTATTTCTTTTTAGTAACACGTTCGTATGCTTCTTTATTCTGCATCAGTTCATCTAAGAATGATAACTTTCCACCTCCGCGCACATCAACTTTCGCTTCCCGTACATTAATAATGTCATTGCTTATCTCTTCAATAGCAACTCTCATTTTTGCCTGAGAGTTTAATATATCACTAACAGCCTTGCTAGATTGCGTTCCAACTAAATCCCGCGACAACTGTTCAATCTTATCCTGGTAAACTTTTAACAGTTCCCTTTTTGGATCATATTGTAAACTCTTATACGCCTCAATAGCGTTTTTTATTACCTGCCTTTCGAAAAACTTATTATCGGCTTTGCCGAATACCTGGTTACTTGCTTTGTGCCGGCGGTCCTGTTCAGGTAACTGATTGTATGGTGAAGCATAATCAACTACTAATACCACGCATAACTTCTCATCATCAGTTAACACTGATAATTCAGGACATAAACTCATCGCATCAGGATGAAAAATAAGCGTACCTCTCTTATTAATTGAAAACAAATAATCCATTATAATTGCGCTAGTTTTTGTAAGCGTTCCTTTTCATTATCTTGATTTATGTCAAGCACATATAAGTTGTCTCCCACAATAGGACTTTTTGCGTTTATATCAAGGATAGGAAATACTCTATTTACATATACCATACGGATAAACTGTTTATATGCCTCAATATTGTAATATTTGCTATGCATACGTATGCGATGCTTATACCACTTTCCTAAGTGAAGTTTTCGTAATTGAGTTCCAAAGATAACTCCATCCGATACCATCTCTGTCTCTACCTCTGGAAATATTGCCTTAATCATATATCCAAAAATTTAAGTATTTGTTTTAATTCGTTTTTGCTTTTACATTTACCTGAAAATATCGGAATAGAATTACCAAAACTTACTCTCGTTATGTATAATGCTAAAGGTAATAACTTATTATCAATGGTATGATATAGTAACCTATAATCACCTTTCTCCATTGATACAATATCTTCTCCGGCGTTTTTTAATTTCCAACCTAAACTTTCGAAATCTTCTTTATCAATATAAGGAATACGGACGGTATCAATATTGTAAACAAAACGATCAAGATTTAACTCAATATTATCTTTCAATACTGTTAACGGCATCCATTTATCATCCATTACATTTACTCTTGCTTCGTATTCTAATCCTACCTGATAGTCCTCAATAGTTGGTTGATAATATTTTTTTTCCATAATTTATAAATTAAAAGTCATCATCCTCAACTACTGTTGAAGATACAGGTATTTGTAATGTTTGATTAATTGTTTGTCTGCGATATTCAAACATAGCCTCCACCTCTGCCTTTAAATAAGGAGTTGGTATGCGTTTGTATCCTAACATATCCGTTGGTGGTATAAACATCAAATTAAGTGCTCCTATCTTTCTGCCTGTTTTCTTTTGAAACAAATAGGCATAAATCGAGAGCTGTAAGGCGTACTTGTTATAGTTGCAATCCATCAAGTGAGATACCGGCCCTAGCATATAATTACCGTACTCATTCTTATACTGTATTCCCTTTTTTAGATTTGTTTTAAAATCATCAAAGTCAATAACACAATTTTTATGCGATGTGGTCTGTAATAGCTTATCAGTAGTGCCCGCAATTAATTCTTCGCTATCATATAATATCACCTCAGCATGTCTTCTATAATAATCTTTATATACAGAATTAACACTTAATATCATTGGTCTTAAATCTTCATTTGATGGATCTATAAGAGTTGTCTTTTCAAACTTTTCAAGTGCATCGTGGATCCTATTACCGTGATCTATTGAGTCATCTCTTTTCTTATCCCATTCTGCCAATAAAGAATCTTGACTAACGCCTTTCTTTTTCGCGGACATACGAGATATAAGTTCTCTGTCAAAGGGTTTACTGAACCTCCCAATAAATCTACTCACCGATTCATATTCACGCCCATCACGATCATAATACCGATGTGATTCTTTATCTAAATAAACGTAATTGTCGATACCCTCAATACTCATATTTTTTTTATTTTAATAAATATGAACAATAACCCTCCTTTATGCTACCCCCAAGCAGTCCCATGTTTGCCGGTTAAGAGTTAGGTACATCTCATAGTCACCCAGAAAGTTATTGTTCAAGAAGTTTAATTATATACCAAAATCATCATCGTCATTTGTAGCTGATACCTCTGCTATGGGGGCTGCTTTACCTATAGAGAAATCATCTCCATCCTCCACAACCACCATCTTCGCCTTCTCAGGTATCACTGCTACCTTACTATGCTTGGGTATTGGCTCTAACGCTACCACTTTCTCTCCAGTGCCATCCATCTCCTCATTCTTCAACACCATACATCCTGCATTCTCGGCAAACTCTATTGCCAACGCCAACTGATCCTGATATGGCATCCTCTTAAATTCCTCTACATCAAATCCCTCAATGGCCTTCTTAGCATTTATCCCCTCTACCATCTCCACCGCATTCAGCCTCTTCCTTCCTGAGATATATTCCTTAGTTTCCTGGAACACTTTCTGTATAGACACTCCTATCTCTCCATAACCAGGATACTCTTCTTCACTTCCAATCAATGGTGTATTCAATGAAATCTTCTTACTCCCATCCAACACTCCCAACTTACCACTTAACACAAACCCCCTCTCCATACTATAAGAAATACCCGTAAGCTCCAAATTGTTCATCAACATTTCGCGGTCTGTTCCTTCCATAGGATAACCACAAATATCTAACAAGTGGCCCTTCATCCCATCAAACCCATTTATCATATCGCCGGTCGCCGGTGCTCCAAACGTCACACCCTTATACAAATTCTGATAGTTCATATCCCTACTGTCATCTCTCTCACTATAACTGATCTCCACCCCCTTAATACCTCCATATAAAAGTTTTACACTTTTTAATTCCTTCGTATCCATTGATACTTCTGTTTTCTTTTTTGACATGATTATTATTTTTTAGTTTTTAATTGTTTATAAAGTAAGTCATTAATATTATTACTACAGCATGAAGATACTGATCGAAACCAAATACAACCCAATGTAATTTATTTGCCGGATTTGTTAATGATGGAAACAATACATTCATCCTCCCTTTCCATATATCAATTAACCAATGTGTTGACAACTGAAATAAAAATAATTCCATACACATAATACTTGATATGTTATAAAATAACCTTAAAAATACTAACATTAAACTAGCATGTATAAACGCATGAATAAATATAGGATATATAGGTTTCCCAAATCTTTTAGCGTTTAACATCCACGGAGTGGATAACCATGTGTAATCTGCCAAATAATGGCAAAAAAATAATCCAAGTAGAATAAGTGTCGAGTTCATATTTATCATTTTATATATTTTATTATTTCCCTATATGGTGTTTTTATCTCAAAACTGTGACCGAAACTACAATAAATAATACATCGATCTTTACTTAATTCGTTTTCACCAACTACCATTACCTCTCTTGCTCCTTTTATATCATCACTATCAATAGTTAAGCTCGCCTCAATATCATCGTGCTCAATATCCATATCTGCTAATTTCTTATCATACAAAAAACATATCAATTCTAATTTCATATTGCCCGGTTATTTCTTGTTATCAAAACTCCTTTAACTTATCACTTAAATATAATGCTCTCCTTACGCCTATCACATTCCCATCCCAATGACTCCTCCTCCACAATAAGCTTAAAAAGTAATACCACTTCCTCATAACTCTACCTCCCTCAAAACCTCCAAATTCTCCAACCACAAATACCTATCCCCCTTCTCCCACCTCTCCTTACTCTCCTCATCCTTAAACACCAACACATCACTCTGTACTACCATCCTCAACTTCTTCCCATACATCCTCGCATCTTCCATCATCTCCACCTCCCTGTCAAACCCCCTCACCACATACAAACTCATTTGTACCCCATAAGGATTACCTCCACATAATCCTAACCCATCTATATCCCCCTCTTCCTCCACCTTCTCATAATCCATCCCAGTCCTACTATACATCCCCAACAATCCATACTTATCCTTCATCTCCTTCCATCTTTCCTGCTTACTCACATCTTTCATATACTTAATTTTCCACAAATATAATATCACTTGTTAAAAAATGCAAGCGATTCCTAAACTATTTATAAATTTTTTATATTGCTGATACTGAAAAATTATTTTAAAAAATTTTTTATTCAGACATATAACCGTAAAAAAATTATTTGTAAAAATTTTTCTCCGAGATACATACTGTTAAAAAAAATTATATCTGAAAATTTTTCTCCGAGATAGTGTCACCAGTATTCGAGTTTATAAAAGTAGTCAGGGGGTGCAGGGGGTGCTATGTATTGTGATAGGTGTATAGTAATTCTTTTTATTGGATATGATGTGTAATGTATTCCTTATTTAGAATGATTATTGATAATGAGTGATGATCGATCAATTGATATAATAATAGTAGGTGCATAATAAATATTATTAATATAGTGGTTTGGCATGGTATTATTTATGGTGTTATTGTATAAATGTAACCTATGTTACATAATGATAAATAAGTGTAAATATATTTGACAAGTGTAAATAATCTTTACTATATTTGTTGTGTAATAATTAATAGATGTAATCATGAAAAAAGAATTTAAGATATACAAAGAAGGAACAACTACAGACGGTAAGGTTGTTATACTTTCAAAAAATGGCGAAGCATTCAACAGAGGAGCTAAGATTTCCAAGTATTTATTTTTAGGATATAGCATTTATGATATGAACGACAATCAAATAACAAACTAATATTAACAACAATTTAAAACACCACACTATGAGCACAACAGAACTAATGGCCACGATTCGTTTTTGGGAACAAAGCGGACACTTTGACTTGAGTCTTTATGAAAGGATTTTAGCAGCCAAAGAAAATAAATAATATAAACAACTAAAAACACCATGACAACTACAACAACACAACCAACTAAAACAACCTACACAGAAATACACAAGTACTACAGTGTAGGAGATCAAGATTACAAATACTTGGCAACGGTATTTGATGGGCCCGTTAAAGGATCGGATATATTATCCGTACGATGGCTAAAGACATTACAACTGGCAGCAATGGACCACGTATAGTTGTTTGCAATAGCGGAGGTGTTAATGTGGTGTTTCACCTCCGCTATTTATTATTAACACCACATTCTATTTAACTAATACTTATAACAATGAAAAATATAATAACTATAATTGCAATGCTGTTAATGATAACATCTTGCCGGACTATTACAACATATCACTATGAAGATACACCGAGCGGAGGTAAGATGTTTAAAGATGACGGATCGAATGAGGTGAGCGCATTATGGATTAATACCAGTAAGAAACACTTATCACATGATAACTGGTTATTGCTTCAGAAGGAAAAGAACTATTTCCCTGCAGGTTATAACTATATTATCTACGATACATTGTATAGTCACAACAATAAAACATATCATTTGCTGAAGGCTATCAATAATAATGATACTATTGTAAAATACTTTTTAATTCACACTAAAAAATAAACGTCATGCAAATACACATAATAATATCATTAATCATATTAGTAATAAGTTACCTATCATTTAGGAACTATGTTATCGATCTATATGAGCAAGGTAAGTTAACAAAACAAAAACATTATGACTATATTGTCTGGGCTATGGTTATACTAGTAGTATTATTCTTGGGACTGTTTTATTTACTAATTGAAATACTTGGATACAAATGAAGATAGATATACTAAATATTATGCCGGCGCTAATAGTTTTTAAAAAACGATCCGTTAGCACAACAGCTAATTACTTAATAATATTAGAAAACTATCCAGTAGCTAACTAATAACAACTAAAACCTAAACACCATGAAAAAATTCAACAAACTTTCTATCAATGGTAGATTTCTATTTAACTAAATTTTTATATAGAAATGGAAAAGCCTAATAATAAATCATTAAAATATCTACTAATCAAATTGGCGATATTGGAAGAACTTAATAAACTGCCTGCTGAAGAATTAAATAATAAATTAGTAACATGGAAAAGCCTAAACCAAAAGAGGAAATAATAATATTGCTATTGGTAACTATCATTGTTGTATTGTCAATAATACTATAACTCATGGATAACATAAAACTAATACATTACTATAAACGCCTAGCAAAGATAATAGGTGACAAGCCGGCAACTCCAGAGCGAGTTAAACTACATTTAAAAATTCAATCAGCCATAGACCGACTTTATAAGAGTGCATAATTATTATGCTATGTGGTATTTTTAGTGCATGTTTTTTATGCTATGTGAAAAATTGACTTTTTGATGTATTGATATAAAGGAAGGTGACTGCCAGGAGATGAGGACCTAAGAGCAGCATAACAATGAGAGCGGAATAGTAAACTAAACGATTTAAGGTTTTTATAAGCATCCGCAATACATTTGCCTAAAATACACCCGATATGGTATCGTAAACCTGTCGGGTGTTCCTTTTATTACACAACCTACTATAAAGCCGCCTAAAAAGCATGAATTTTTACTATAAATACACCACATTGAGTGATACCTGTCCACCGTAAAGACAAACGTCTAACTAGCAAAGCGTCTTATTTAGAATCATTCTAAATAGTAATATCATTTTATCGCTTCTATTTCTATCCTTACTACCGGATCTGCCCAGTTTACCTGATACTTATCCGACAACCTCAGCATATTCCCTTCCAACTTTTCTATTATCCCTGCTTTAATAAGCTTCCCCTTACAATATCCATATTGTCCCCTGCTAATCTTCAAATGTTGCTTTATCTTATACGCTGCAACCCTCTCACTTCTTATTATCCCATTATCACTCATATTAATCAAGCCCCACAATACGTCAAACATCACCCCTAAGCCTATATCTCTCATGTAATGATATGATATATCATCTTTGATTAAATTATGCTGCTTAATAGCGTATTTCTTTTCCATTGTTTTAATATATTATGTTAAATAGAATCCTCTACAACTATCATTAACAATCAATTCTTATTTTTTAAAAACATTATGTTAAATAGAAACGTGTAACAATGGCAAGTATAGGTATTATCTTTAGCATTACAATGTATATTATATTTTGATATGTTGAATAGTGTTATTATGTATTATTGATAGATATTTTTAATTAGA